ATGTACTTACATGTCAAACAGTGGCGCAAAGCACCTTTATCTAGGCATGAAAAAAGAGAATGGGAGAAACGAGGATCGTTGGCAAAAGATGGAAGCCGCGCTATATTTTTGGCAGTCCACAATGCCGAATTTTGTGGTGGATTTGACATCAGGCACCCTGTGTCAAATAAATCCATATCAAGAATGTCTTTGAGGGCTTTCTCGAGTCGAGCTATTTTAACCCCCTTCGCATAGTTGGCATCAATGGATTTTTTCAATTGTTCTGGTCCAGTGCCATAAAGTTTTTGAGACCTCAAAAGAGCGTCATAATCAGCTTGAATCGCCTCAGTTTCTTCGCGGTGCTTCAATGCTTTGGCCGCCCAGTGTTCTTTTTCGTCAAACTCGCTCATTTGTTTTGCTCCTTAATTATGGCAATTTCATTATCAATCACACCTTGAATTTTAAGGGTTAGTTCGTCGCGCAAAGCTATAGCCTCTCTTTTTGATATGTGCTTGCCTACGCCACCTATATCCAAAAATATAACGACGCCTTCAACGCTAACGGTGATATAACTCTTGGTCTCGCACCAATCATCTTCGCCGTTGTGGCTGAATACATCACTCATTTGTCTGTTTCCTTATCAATATACTTTTCAGAACTTTTTTCGTCTAGATAGCATGTGAATATAAGGCATACAAACCCCCACAACGGAGAGTATTCCGTAAAAGACAGGGCGAATATACACGCCGCGCTTCCAAATATGGCTATAGCATTGCGAATGCAGATATAAGTAAGCGTGTTCATTGGCTCACCCTTCCTTTTGTAAAATACTTGCCGTTCATGATATCTGACACAGCCCTTGTGCTGGTCTTGTATTCTGTCGCGGCGTTTGTCTGACTATTGCCCTGCACTTTAACGAAGTGGATAATCTTCTCCGCTACCGCCTCTGTGATTAGCTTCCTGCGCCCGCTAACAGCCCCTAGTGAAGCATTGCGCATATTAATGTCCTCGACTGCCATTGTGTAAGGCAAACTATCTACAGCATTAACTCTGTTGATTTTCTTGCCTCTCAATATAACAAGGTCGCACTTGGTTCTTGCAAGGCGCTTAACAACTGACTTCAAATCAGCCTGTACGCCCAAGGCGCGCGCCGAGTAAACAACCAGCTCATCGCCTTCACCACAAGACCGCAGCGCCGCCTCTATGCCGTGTGATGGGTTATATATATGGTCTTTCTCAACACCATACTCTATTAGTTTAGTGTGCTGGTCCTCGAAGGCCATGAAGTTCGGCTTGTCGGCTATCCAGCCTATAGGATGTTTTTTCGTCACTTTTTTAACCCTTTTCATAATTAGCTATTGTAATTGAAACTATCTTATGTAATATAGTAGGGGAAGTCAAGAAATGATTTGAAATAAACAGACGCCCGCATGATGTGGGATAACAGGAGAGAGAACATGAGACAAGAATACACAATGGAACAGGCAGACATGGACAATCTAATAGAGGCGTGTCAGCCCGTAAGGATGATTGCCCTACAGTGTGGTACACCACGCAGCCCCCAACAGAATGCTAACGATGCGTGGAACAGCTTGGGCGCTAAGATGGGCTTTGACGGCTCAACTGTGCAACCCTCTGGTTCAAACCAACTAAAATTCACCGCAGTTCCCTTAGTACCCACAGGTGGCGACAATGACAATAGATGAAAAGACATTCAAGGCGGTAAGGGATAGCCAAAAAATACTAGCTGAATATATTGTGCCTGATAGCGGCATTTCAGACCATGACGTTATTAATAGCTTATTAGGAGTTCTTGATAACCGTGACCTTGTTAAATACATGAAAGACCACAAGGATATAGGTGATGACTAAACAAGTGATTGATCAAAAGATTGCTAGGAAAATACTAGCCGAAGTGCGGGAATGTAATGACAATAATGCTGTTGTGCTTATCCATCTCGCTTTGATGGAGGCGGAACTGAGTGGCTACAAAGAAGGGTTTAAAGACGCAACAGAATAATTAATCACACAAACGCCCATAGGAAGGGATGAGACCATGACATATACATTATTCATAGCCGAGAATGGCTCGTTCTTATGGGAAGATTGCGAAGTCAAAGGGTGCCCCAATCAAATATGCAAAGCTAAGGGCGAGACGCGCTTTTGCTGGCCTCACTCTAAGGGCGACAAATCGCTTAAGGAAATACTTGAATTAGGCAAAGAGCTAGAAACCAATTAAACGCCCGCTTGACGGGCAGGGAGAGAAACAATGTCAGATCAGTTAAATATACATGACTACCTATCAGATGATGAGCTAAAGGAGATGGCGATAGCTAAAGCTAACTTCCTTTTCGATGCCTACATAAATGAAAAACATTTTAACAGTGAACGCATTGAGATGTTAGCCTCAAATTCTGCATACGCCTTGGTATTCAAGAAGGTTGAGGAAATTATGAACGAAGATATTTCAAACCTTATCGCTGAGCAGACGGTTAAGATAATCAAGAAAATGTCCTCCTTTAATGTGTTTGGTTCTGACTATAGCAGCGGTAATAAGACCAAGGGACAGCAATTGCTCGAACAGACTGTTGTTGATAGCAAGCCTTTGATCGAGGAAAAGGTCAGAGAAATGATCTCTGGTATCACCGAGAGAGACCTTGAGCAAAAGCTTCTTGAGACCGTCAGTGAGATCGTGAGCGATGGATTGTTTTCGACGCGCAAAACCAAAGAAGAATTAGCAGCTTAGGAAGTTGCACTAACGCCCGATTGGGCAGGGAGATATACTATGTTCGGCATGAAAACACATGAAAGTGTAAGGTGGCACTATAGATACGCGGCCCTGTCTCGCGAAAATGCGCTCAAGGCATTAATGATTATCGACTCTTGCAGCATCGAGGCTGCGGAACGAGTGATGAGGGACTATTTTTAATTAACCACTAACGCCCGATGGTGGGCAAGGAGAGATAAGATGAGTGAGATTGTAGCATCCATATTAATGTTGGCCGTGATAGGTCCGTGCATTTACTGGTATAACAACGAAAGTTGCAGCCAAAAAGCTGTGGGTTTTGAGCAGCACGATTATGGCTTTTTCAAAGGTTGCATGGTGAAGCATAAGGGTAAATGGCTGCCCATCGAAAACATTCGCGGCTTCGACGACAAGTAGTCACACTAACGCCAGGAGGCATATTATGACCCCACAACAATATAACGCCATAACACGCCGCGAGCGCCTACAAATGGCAGCCTCATACGGGTTTTGGATAATCATATCATTATCGTTAATAGGAGGATACTGTGGATGAGAGCGGATTTAAGGCTGCTGGTAAAGCAATCGGATGGCTTGAGGGTGACACCATTAAAACAATCATACAAGCCTACCTCGACACCTGTGATCCATGGTGCTATGATATGGATGAAGCGCCGAGGGATGGGCGTGATGTGTTTTTGACGGATGGTCATGGAGCGTATGCGGCGGCGGTGTGGTCTGACGAACCTTTAGTGTCCCTTGGTGCTTGGCTTGTTGACGATATTATTGATGAGGATGGAGAATTATTGTTTGCAGAACTCTCATTTAAGCCGAGGGCATTTATGAAACCAACACCACCCAAACAACAGTTAAACCGGGAGGGATGAGATGAACTGCGTAGATTGCAAAACAACCAGCCCCTTGGGTTTGATGATAATGCTTCATTACTATTGCATTTGCGAGGATTATTCTGGAGGAGGGAGTGCGGCAGTTGAGTTGTATGATGTATTTATATGTCACGGCTATTTGACGGATGAGGATTGTCTGTACGGAATGAAAAGAAACATAACCGACGATGGCCGTGAATGGGTTGATCAATTGTTGAGGGTTGTTCCGGGGAATAAGTCCTCATAACCCCACCAATTGACACACCCCACAGCATAAGCTATAATTTACAGGAAAGGGCAGAAGATGGTTAGTGTCACAATATCCGGTAAAAAGCACGAAGTTCATGAAAATGGCAGGACTGTAGGTAGTTATGACACAAGTCGCGAGGCATGGCGTTATGCAGATAAGCTAACAGGTGAGGCAATGAACAAGAAGCAAGACACTAGCGAGTGGTCGTTCACTCAATGGATAAAGCAATAGGTAAGTGATTGATATGGCAGATAAAAAACTAACCCCCAAACAAGATTTATTTGTGCAAGAGTATTTGATTGATCTCAACGCAACACAAGCAGCTATAAGGGCCGGGTACTCTAAACACACCGCACAAGAGCAATCATCAAGACTGTTATCCAATGTTATTATATCACAAGCCGTCAAAGAAGCTAACGCTCAACGCCTAGAGAACACTGGGATTAATGCGCAATGGGTTTTAGATCAATCCGTCGATTTATACAAGGAATGCAGGGAAAAAGGGGAGCTAACCGCCGCCAAAGCCTGCATGGACCTTGTGGGCAAACACGTGGATATCGCCGCATTTGCTGAACGAAAGATACTTGGCGTTGACGATCCCCTGGCTGAATGGCTTGGCAAACTCCCCACTAAGTAGTATTCACGCGCAACAATATTACAAAAGTGCTGATATATATGATAGTTTATAACAATAAACGAAAGGGAGAATGAAATGACATTATCACAGTTTAGTAAAATGATGCGGCCACAGATTCCAGAGTGGCAGCTTAGGATCATGGATAAATATTACGCCAGCGACAAATGCAAGGCAGGCATTGCCAGAGAGAAAGGGCAAACCAATGTACGATAACCCAGGACACAAGCCCAAGAAGGTGAAAACCAGCAAGAGCAAGACATCGACCAACTCTAAGAGCATGTCGAAAGGCATCAACCTCAAGGCTGTTGGCCAGCGCAAGGCATACAGGATTACGGGGAAACTGCCGTGATATTCTATTATTTATTGGCGGCCTTAGTCACTTGGAAATTAGGCAAGGAGTTGTGGCTTCTCCTATTCCCGCCTAAGGCAACACTGCCAAAGATGATATGGCCCGGATTAGCTTCGGTGTGGGCTGAATTTCCCGAGACCAAAAAGAGGCCAATTATGCCTACCGGCCCTATAGAAGAGGCAGGTTTATTCCATAGGATGCTTGAGAATGCAAAGATAGAGAATGATTTAGATGATATGCGCGAGAGGGGCGATACTGTGGGTTATGATCTTCTGATGGCATCTCTCGGCTCTCCTGCACCCACAACAGACCGTCAAGCAAGAAGCAGCGCCCGCCACGATGCAAGGGTAAAGACCAAGGCCGATGCTAAACGAGCAAGGAAATAACATGACACCTGAATGCGTAATGCGCGTAATAGACTTTGAGCAGGATGAACTGGCGAGAGACATTGAGGCTCCTTTCGATAGTTTTAGCGTTGAACAATTACTGCTATGTGCCATCAAGGGGGCAGGTCTCGATGATGTTAAGTTTGTCCTTGAGAATACTGACTGGGATAAATGGCTTAAGCTGGCAAAGGAGATGGAAGTATGACACACAGTTCTGGTGAAATGGGAATGCGCAAGCATGGCAGATGCGGCTCACGCAACGGGAATGGTAAATCTCCCAAGCTACGCATGCATATGAAGCGCGAGGCGGCAAAGAATGACAGGGTATCCAAGCCATCAACATGCACGTCGACAACTGTTAAGGATTTGTTTAAATGAATGGTAAAGTAACGGCGGAAATGTGGGAAGAGCTTGCCCGCGAGCGCATTGACGCATCTAAGGAAACGATGCGTATAGCTAAGAGTTCGCTTATTATTTCTCGTATGTCATTGTGTATCGCTGTCGGCGCTTTCATATTTGCAGTTGTTTGGATGGTTCAATGAGTGATAATGTAGTAGAGCTATGCGCCCATGAGACCATGACTGTAGACCAATGCCTCGCAACGGTTAAGCGGGATGGATTCAGCGATATATTGTTCATAGGATATGTGGGCAATGACTTAGCGTGGGGATCGTCAGAAATGGATAACGCCCGCGCCTTATGGCTTATTGAGATGTTGAAAAAAAGAATACTTGATGGAGAATTGGGATCGACGTAAATTACGCACCAGAGACCGTGGAAGACCTAAAGCGCTGTTGTCGATCAAAGGCTTGGCGCTTAAGCAATTTGTACTGGATCAAGGACAAGCACGGCAAGAAGGTGAAGTTCAAGCCCAACAAACACCAGCGCAAGTTTCAGGCAGAGCGGCACGGCAGGGATTTGATCCTTAAGGCTCGGCAATTGGGATTTTCTACGTTCGTTCAGATTGACATGCTCGACGACTGCTTGTTTAACCCAAACACCAACGCGGGCGTGATTGCAGACACCACTGATAATGTGAAGACCATCTTTAAGGATAAGATCAAGTTTGCCTATGATGCCCTCAATACTATAATTAAAAGCAAGATAGCCGCCAAGAATGACGCGGCCAATGAATTACGTTTTGACAATGGCTCTGTGATCATTGTAGGCACCTCCTTGCGGTCTGGCACGTATTTGTATGTTCATATATCAGAGCATGGCAAGATATGTGCCAACTACCCCAAGAAGGCTAAGGAGATCAGAACGGGGACAATCCCCACCATCCCCCTCAACGGAAAGCTAGTCAACGAAAGCACGGCCATGGGAAGGCTTGGGGATTTCTATGAGGATTGCGAGAACTCCAGGAAGCGCCGCGAGTCCGGTATGGAGCCGACAAAGATACAATATAAGTTTCACTTCTATCCATGGTTTACTGATGACGAGAACCGGCTCGACCAGTATGTTTTTATCTCGGATGAGATGAATGAGTATTTCGATAGGATTGAAAAGGAAACTCACACCAAGCTTGATGTAGAACAACGGGCTTGGTATGTAGGTACTAAGGAAATCCTCAAGGATGACATGAAGCAAGAACATCCCTCGACACCGAGAGAGGCCTTTGATGCATCGATAGAGGGCGCTTACTTCTCCCGGCAAATGGCGCAGATACGAGCCAAGAACCAAATAGGTAGAATGCCTATTGCAACAGGAATACCTATTGAGACATTCTGGGATTTAGGCAAGGACACCACCTCAATCTGGTTTTTCCAGAAAGTGGGCTTTGAGTGGAATTTCATTGATTATTATGAGAATGACGGTGAATGGATGCAGTTCTATGTTGATATCCTGAAAGACAAGAAGGATGGCCTTGAGAAATATATGTACGGCGATTGCTACCTTCCCCATGACGGGACAAGGGCAAGCATGGGGAGTCCCAACAGTCCCGCCGACATATTACACAAAGCGGGGTTTAATGTTCGTATTGTTCCGAGGACGCCAGATAAGGCGATATCCATTGAACGGGCGCGGTATGCGATACCTAGGTGTAATTTTCATGTGGACAGATGCTCGCCAGGTATTATACACTTAGACAACTACCGCAAGGCCAAGGATGAGAAGAATGAGACATGGCTTAAATTGCCGGTACACGACAAGGCCAGCCACGGTGCCGACGCCTTCATGACTTTTGCCGATGGGTACTATCACGAGGAAGAGGTTGAGAACCAAGACGAAAGAGACTATGGTATGTCTGGTAAGAATGTAACAACAGGATATTAGAGATGACAAAGCCGGTTAATATGACTCTCCCTGAGAGGGCTGTTTCTCAAGCTAATGATTTGGTTTTCTCTATGAATGTTAAATCTAGGACCGCTGCGGTAGAGAATGCGCTAAACTTGACCACGATAATTGTGAGCTATATCAAGTCGGGCAAAGAAGTACATATTGTAGACGATGATGGGAAAGAGCATATCTTGCTTATTTCTGGAATATAATCCAACAACGGGATATTGATGATGGTCTATGAAGAAACGGCAGTCGAAGAAAACCAAGAACCACAAGAAGAGGCGGATGACGCTGACTTGCTGGCATTTTACACCGAACAGGTGAACCTGATCCCGTTTCTTGACGAAGAGCAGATGGCAAAGATCACATCAATGGTCATGCAGGGCTTGCAAGAGGATGAATCCAGCGAGGCGGAGTGGGTTTCTGAAAACGAGGAAATCCATAAACTGTTAGGCCGTGCCACTGAGAGCAAGACATATCCTTGGCCTGATGCGTCTAACGTCAAATATCCTATGATACTGAGCGCAGCCCTGCAATTCAATGCGCGGGCATACCCCACAATCGTCAACAACGGCAATATAGCCCTTGCCAAGATAATCGGCGCTGATCCTGATAGTGAGAAGGAAAAGCGGGCGCAACGGGTATCTAAATTCATGTCGTTCCAAGTTCTTGAGCAAATGGACGAATGGGATGGCGAGATGGACAAAATGATGCTCGGCCTGCCTATCGATGGCTGTGCATTTAAAAAGGTTTATTACGATCCCGAATCCCGTAAAAGCGTATCTGATTATGTTCTAGCGGTTGATCTTGTGATTAACTCCAGCGCTACCAGTCTGGCCACATGCATGAGATATACTCACTTGGTAAACTTCTATCCCAATGAAATCGACACGTTTGTCAACATGGAGATATGGGAACCAATTGATATACAACAGACAGAGGGTGAATATGCCCCTGAGCAGTTCTGTGAGCAGCACACCTACCTAGATTTGGATGAAGACGACACTTTTGAGCCATATTTGATCATATTCCACAAGGAAAGCGGTAAGGTCGTAAGAATTGTGGCAAATTATACCCTTGACGGCATTGAAATGAAGGGCGACGAGGTCATTCGTGTACAAAAGCGTGATTATTTCGTGAAATATGAGTGTTTTCCCGATCCTAGTGGCGGTTTCAAGGGTAAGGGCTTTGGCCAATTACTCAAGCCGTTGAATGATTCGTTTAATTCCATCTTGAACCAGCTTATCGATGCCGGTCACCTGTCCAATACAGGCGGCGGGTTTTTTGCTAAATCATTCAGGGGCGTTGCTGGCACATTGAGATTCAGCCCCGGTGAATGGAAAAAGGTTGATACTGGTGGCATGCCAATCAAAGATGCTATTGTACCTTTACCGATTAGAGAGCCGTCAAACGTCCTCTTCTCGCTCTTGGGCATGTTGGATGAGGCAGGCAAGAGTATATCATCTGTACAGGACGTAATGACGGGCGGAGGCGCAGCTAGTGCAGCAGTAGGCACCACCTTAGCCTTGATCGAACAGGGCATGAAGGTTTACACCTCTATTTTCAAGCGCATTTATCGTTCGTTCAAGAAAGAGCTTCGGTTGCTCTATATCCTGAATGGCGATCATTTGACAGAAGAAGCATATCTTGCCGTACTTGATGACGAGCAGGCTTCTCTTGATGATTTCGCAATGGACGGCATGGATATATTGCCCGCTGCCGATCCTAACATGGCGACCGATATCCAGAGAAACACACAGGCGCAGGCTCTTATGTCCCTTGTTGATGATCCTCGATTGAATGGCAGGAAGATACTTGAGAACGCCTTACGCTCCTTAGGAATTACTGATCCAGATGAATACATAGTACCGCCACCGGAGCCGGGGTCTTCACCGGCTGAAATGCTGGAGTTGGCGGAAGCTAACAGAAAACAACAGGAGGCAGACGCCAAGACAATCACCGCGAAGAGCAATCAATTCAAGGCATTATCTGATGCCGTGTTAAACCTCCAGAAAACGGAGGCCGAGGGCGGAGACGCTATAGTAAACGTTCAAGAAATGGGCGTAGTATTCGAATTAGCAAAACAATTAGGAGTCATAGATGACACAAGTAACGGAGAGCCAGTTCCAAGACTGGATGCCCCAATGGATGAGGGAGTACCTAATCCGCAGCCTCAAGGAACTTGATGACCAGATAAAGGACGCTGCCAGCAGAGTTCTCGTATGTGATGAGGCACAGATAGATAGGGCAAGGCTAAACGTGGCAGGGCTGGCCGGACTCGTGGGAGCCTACGAGACAATACTAAACTTAGACATAAACACAGTAAATGAGGCACTTAGTAATGATGAAGAATGAAAGCGGGATTATCCCCATTGGAGACAGGGCTGTTGTATACGTCCCTGAGCTTGAAGAGAAGACAGATGGCGGCATAATCTTGCCGGACCAACTCAAAACCAGACAAGACGCGGCACAGGAGGCGGGCACATTGATTGCTCGCGGTTCTACTTGTGATGCACAGCTTGAAGAATTCCCTGACATCGGTGCTAAGGTTTTGATTACCAAATATGCGGGAAATTCACACAAAGGCGTTGACGGCAAGATGTATAAAGTTGTCAGAGGTGACGACATCATAGCAAAAATGGAGAAGAGTAATGGATGATATTGTAGCATTGGCGAACGAGGCAGCGGAAGCCGCGCCACCAGATAACACGGTTGATGAACAGCGCGAAACCTTTGGAGCCGCAAGAATTGACGGCTGGGATGATCTTGACTCAGACACAAAACTTCAAGAAATTACACGATCCGCCAAAGCTGTTGGCTGGAAGGATAAGGGAGAATTCAAGGGTGACCCGGATAAAGCCAGAGAAGATATAGCTTTTCTGATGTACTCATTTGAAAATCACCAAATGACCCGCGCTGACTTTAAGGCGCTAAACGCAACCAACAAAGACAAAGACGCTCGGATCGAAAAGCTTGAAAAAGCCATGACCATTCAAACGAAGGCATTTGAAGCCAACCAAGCCGTTGCCATTGCGAATGTGCGGAAAGAGTACGCGACCAAGATAGACGATGCGATTGATGATGGTGATAAATCTGAGGTTCATAAGCTCACTAAAGAACGTGACGAGGCTGTTGCAGAAACCAGACCAAAAGAAGAGGCGCAGAGCAATCCTGCTGATGACGCTGCCGTTGCAAAATTTGCAGAAGACAACATATGGTACGGCTACGACAAGGATATGACTGAGTTCACGAAGGCCCAGAGCGGTAAGGTTTACGCCGCTAATCCCGGTCTTACGGTTGAGCAAAACCTCGATCAGGTTCTTATCAACGTTAAGGCTAAATTCCCCGAGAGATTTGCCACCGAATCGAAACCAGCCCCTCCGCCCTCTATTGTTGCCAAAGGTAAGAGAATTCCTGGTGGTGTTCGAAAGAAGGCAGAAACATTTGATAGTCTACCGCCAGACCTTAAAAATGCTGCCAAGGCGGCTGTATCCTTCGGATGGAATAAAGATGTTGAAGAGTTTGCAAAAGCTCACTACACACTAGAAAAACAGAAAGGCCAGTAATATGAATTGTCAAGGAACAACAGCCGCAGGCACGCCCTGCAAGAGCCAAGCAACCGAAGGAGCCCATTGCAGGCACCACCAGCCCAAGAGTGAGGCATATACACCCCCTGAGACCGTCATTGAAGTCAGGGAGGTAACGCCCCCAGTCGCCTCCAGTGATGCATATGCCATCGCAGCCGCCGCTAGAGACAAGTCTGCAAAGAAGCGAAACCGTACCGGAGCCCTTACAGGACAGGTGCTTATTGCCGAGCAAATACCCGGCATGAGCCTGCGATGGGTTAACGGAAATGACATAAGGCTTGCACAGATGATTGAAAAAGGCTATACTTTTGTTGACGACAATAATAAAGTCATTTCGTCAAACGATGTAGGTGCTAGAAAGTCAATGCTAGTAGGCACAGGTAAGGATGATCAGCCGAGAAGGGATTATCTTATGCAAATACCTGTAGAATTCTACGAAGAAGATCAGCAATTAAAAGAGAATCGAATCCGTCAAACTGAGGCCGCTACTAAAGCAGCCATTCAGGGTGGCGATGCATTAGGCTCCGGCTCAAATTCAGTTGCATACGATCCTACGGGAGGTAACAGCCAATTTGATGTCGGGTAACTTACTCGGAGACTTCAAATGGCTAATTCAGACAATGCGTATGGACTCCGCGCTATGCGGCACCTTAGCGGTAGCCCTTATAATGGCGCAGTCACCACATATCACGTTGCAGTCGGGGACGCTCAGGTAATCGCACCGGGCGACCCCGTTCTCATCACAGGCACAGCAGATACAGTCGGCATCCCTACCGTAGCACGCGCTACTAATGGCAGTCGTATCACTGGTATCATGGCTGCCGTCGCAAACGGTTTAAATAGCACGGTAGACTTTGATACCACGCTAAATACTGTCGCCTCAACCAATCAATATATCCATGTAATCGATGATCCGACCGTTATCTTTAGCGCTCAGATCGACGATACACTTGTCGCGCTTAATATTGGCCTCAACGCCGATCTTATCGCCGCTGCACCAGTTGCAGGCAAGTCCCAATGGGAAGTTGACCACTCCACGCTGGCCACTACAGCAACACTCCAAGTAAGGGTTCTTCGCCTCGTTCAGGATGAGGAAAACGCTCTTGGTGCTGATGCTAAGGTAGAAGTTCAGATTATGGCCCACACTCAAGCGCCAGGCACAGCCGGTATTTAGGAGATAAATTATGTCAGGTATCATCACCACGGGAAGTAACCCGAAACTATTATGGCCCGGACTTCACAGTCAATGGGGTCTTGTATACAACGAACACGGTTTTCAGTGTAAAGAACTGTTTACGACCGAATCGTCCAGCCGCGCATATGAAGAAGATGTTGAGCTTATTGGCTTTGGTCTCGCTCCTGTTAAAGAGCAAGGCAAGTCAACCTCGTATGACACTTCACGTCAAGGCTTCACCACTCGCTACACCAACAAGGCATATGCTCTTGGCTTCATCGTGACTTACGAAGAGCAAAAGGACAACCAATATGCTAAAGTGGCGGGACAGAGAACAAGGCGTCTTGCCTTTTCCATGCGCACCACCAAGGAGATTGTAGCGGCCAACGTTTATAACCGTGCATTCAACTCTTCATTCACTGGCGGCGATGGCGTATCCCTCTTGAATGCCTCTCACCCAACAGACAGCGGCAACCAGTCCAACGTTATTAGTGTGGCTGCTGATCTATCAGAAACTGCCATTGAAGACTTGGCTATCCAGATTGGCGACATGAAGGACAGTCGAGGCCTCTTGATTGCTGCTCGCATTAAAAAGTTGATCATTCCTAACGAACTTCAATTCACTGCCAAGCGTATTCTTGGTTCAGAATTGCAGAATGACTCGGCTGACAATGCGATCAACGCACTCAAGTCCAAAGGCACCATTCCCTCAGTTGTCATGAATAACTATCTGACTGACGCTGATGCATGGTTTATTCAGACAGACGTTCCTGACGGTATGAGACATTACGAGCGTGAGGCAATTAGTTTCAGTGAAGACAACGACTTCGACACCAAGAACCTCAAGTATAATTGCTATGAGCGTTATGTGTTTGGCTGGACCGATCCTCGCGGCCTTTACGGCTCTGCGGGTGCATAAACGAGTGGGGGTTTAGGCCCTCATTTACTTACTATGATATTTCTTAACAGACCGTAATGCGGTTCATATGGAGTACTAAAATGCCAAGTTCAAGTTTTCAATATGGGTTTCCCCACGGCGTGACTATTCGCGGTGTACCCCTTCAACAAACACAGCCCGGCGAGGTTTTCTGGGTTAATTCAACAACCGTGCTTCCTAAAGGCGGCATAGGCGGATCAGATAAGAATAAAGGCACCTATCGACAGCCCCTTAAAACGCTTGACGGTGCTGTAGGTAAATGTACAGCCTCACGGGGTGATGTTATTGTTTTGATGCCCGGATATACCGAGACGGTCTCAACCGCTACGGCTCTTGCCCTTGATGTGGCTGGCGTGGCTATTGTTGGCTTAGGCACTGGCACGCTTCGCCCTAACATCACTTTGGACACGGCAATCACCTCGACCATTGCGGTGACAGCGGATAATATCAGTATTAAGAACGTTATCTTCACGGCGGGTTTTGCTGATATCACCGAGTTATTCCATGGTGGGGCGTGCTGTTTCCATGTTGAAGACTGTAAATTCACAGCCTCCGCTGCTGATGTTAACTTCCTTGACATTGTAGGCACATCAACAACAGACAACGTAGCAGATGGTCTTTCTTTCTTGCACTGTGAGTGGATCGAGCCTGATACTGCTACTAAATCCTTAGTGAATGTCGATAGTGACCTTGACAGACTTTCGGTTGTTGACTGTATTGTCAATCTTGGTGTTAATGGTGTTCTTTCGTCCATTGGTGAAATTGCTGCCGGGAAAGACCTTACCAACGTTGTTATAAAGGGTAACTATGTCTCCAGACTGGTTGCAGCTTCTGCGGTTCAGTTGCTCACATTCGTTGATACGACCACAACAAATACTGGCTTGTGTCAGGATAATGTATGTCGGTCGCTCGATACGGCGGGTGAATTACTGATATCGGCAGGGACCAACATATCCCAGTACAACAATCTTTCCACATCGGTTATCGATAAATCAGGCTACTTGCTCCCAGCCGCTGACAGTTGATAGGAGGGCCTAATGGCTGCTATTGTTCAAACCATCGTTAGCGGGGATCGCAACCTAGTTCTTCATGTGATTGGTGAGGGCGACACTGCCAGCACTACCATTGTGGACGTTTCCGCCCTCGCAGCTAACAGTCAAGGCGAGGCTGTGACAAAGGTTCGCCTTGATGAGATTTCATGGAAAACCGACGCTATCGTCATGCTTGACTGGGATGCCGACACAGACCTTACGTTCATGGTGTTGACTGCCGGTCAAGAGACCACTGACTATAGGTCGGCAGGCGGTCTTAATAACAATGCAGGCACCGGAGTAACCGGAGATGTTAAGCTTGTCGCTGATGGCGGCGGATCAAGCTATTCTATGACCCTCTATTTCACGAAGAAATATAGCTGATGCCCAGAACCGGAATAACGGATGAAAAAGGTAAAATTGAGTTTGTAACAAAGTCCAACCCTATGCCGGTGACTGGTTCGGATTTTATCATCTTGCTGTCATCTATTAACACAGAGCTAAAGTTACTGAACGAGCGTTTTGAAGAAGCATACGATACAGGCATTGAGAAAACCGCCATTAAAGACGATTTATAAAGGATTAAGATAATGAGCAAGATAGATTATTCAAGTGACAAAAGCGGTGGCCTTGAAGAGGCGCGCGGTAGCGATAGTCGGTTAAATGTTTCCTCCCGGTCTGACTCGCGTTCTTATTACAATTCCCGAGATGAAGCTCAAGCTTATTCTGTCCCCTTCGCTATGGCAGACGCAGCAGTGGGTGAGTTTGTTGTATATTGGAGGAACACATCATCCGATAGAAAGCTGGTGATTGATGCGATAGGATTCAATGCCATCGAAAATGCCCATGCTATTCTTCATTATGTTTCAGGAACCGCTGCGGGAGGTAATGAATTAACGCCCACAAATCTCAATAAATCATCTTCAAATGCAGCTCCATCCGATAGTACAGTATCGGCCATGGAAGGCGGGGCCGCTGCCACAGGTATTACCGGACTGACATCAATATCAGTGATTGATCGCGCAAATGTTCAAGCAAACGGCCATGAAGAGTTCAGGTTGGCAGACAGGCTAAGGCTTGGCCAGAATGACGCGATTGCAATTGAATATGATGTGGGTACCACTGGTAACTTCTCGGGTGTTGTTTTTGGCTTCTATGAGACGTAGGTATGGCCAGATTAGAAGTAACCCCCACAGGGACAGACTCGGTAACTGGTAAGAAAGCTAACCAGAACATGCATACCCGCGGTAAGCTAGCGGGCGCGCTTGTTTATACGGACCCCTTCATTCAATTACGCCCTGAAACCCACCAATTCCTAAATGATACCTTTGGCTCAGCCATGAACCAGGACGTTTCTTTTGGCGGAACCCCTGAAATAATTCACAATGGCGGCTCCTCTACAGAATGGACTGCCTCTGCCGTTTCGGGTGCATGGAACTTTGCTGACTCTGGAAAGGTCAGTATAACCTCTGCCGATCAGGGTGATAAGGCTGAATTTGCAGAAGAAACCCCCGCTACCGTAAATATGGGTAATTATACGGCCCTTACTCTAAAGGTGGATTTAGACACGTATAGCTCATTGAACAACACTATAATCCTTGCCTTTGATCTTGCTGGCGTACCTGTTGGGAGCGCGGTAAATCTTAATGGACATATGGACGTTGGTAATTTTTCGGAACAATCCGTATCTATAAGCAAGGCAGATTTCGGGCTAACCACACAGTTAATTGATGGTTTTTCGATTACCATCACTCGCACAGGCGGCGCAAAGCCGACAATAAAGTTTGACGATATCCAGCTTGAAGAAACAGGATCACCGTTGGAATTTAAGGTGGCCGCTGCGAGAGGTACAAGACTTCATGTGCATGAGGTCAGGATAGGACTAGCTGACAATATAGCCGGGGTTGTGACTGTTGCTGGCGCTACGGAAAATGCCACCATGACCGGGCTATCATATAATAAGTTCATGAGTATAAGCGCCTTGGCAAACGGTTTTACTTTCTCTCATACGGATCATGAGGGCGTTGTATCGTCTATATCGGTTCGGCAATTGGGAGACCTTCTGACTGCCGGGGCTGATTTGGTGTCTTTTCCCATAAGCGATGGAACCAACACCTTTATTGCCTTGGTTATAAAACTTGAGCAACCAGTGATATTGTTCAACGGTGATAAGTTGGCATTCACCATCAATGATAATTTATCTAGCCTCCTGCAATTCACAGCATCGGCTATAGGGTCTCTTGAGGTGGTAACATGAGAAATAGAAGAGGCAACGCCAATTATCTGCTAAAGGGATCGAATAACGTTATTTGTGACAGGACCGGTTTTAAGGTAAAAGCTGAGCGCGTAAAGAAGGAATGGAACGGCCTATATGTTCGTAAAGAGAGTTGGGAGCGCAGACAGCCGCAGGACTTACTGCGAGGCTTCCCTGATCCGCAGCAAGTAGCGATAAATCGTCCGGGCACTGGTGACAGATTCCTGGCCGTTGGAGAGGTGACCGCAGATGACCTTTAATCGCAATGAGATAATCGATGGTGCCCTTGAGTTAATCGGGGTTAAAGCTGCTGATGAGGGTGCTGACTCCTCTGATGTATCCAAAGCCATCACAGCGCTTAATATGATGATTGCGACATGGCAGTCAACCGGGGCGCACTTATGGTCACGTGAAAGCGCTACAGTGTTCTTACAGCCTACTCAGTTTAAATATATTCTCGGAGCTGGGTCAACGGACCACGCGGCGGAGGTTTACACGACTTCGGCCCTATCTTCTGCCATCGTAGCGACCGCCACCACAATTCCCATGACCGTAACGACCGGGCTTCTTGTTGCTGACAAGATAGGTGTTAAACTTGATGCGGGGTCCATTCATTGGTCAACCGTGGCGTCTCTCAGCCCTACGGTGATAAATGATGCGCTGCCGTCCGATGCTGCAAGCGGTAATCTCATATATTATTACACCACAGACATTGCCAAGCCCTTACGAATTCCAGATGCGAGATACGAGCAGGGAACCGGTGATAATATCTCTGAGATTGAGATGGTTCGACTGGCAAGAATTGATTACCTCAACCTGCCAAACAAGACAACACCCGGAAATGCTAATCAGTTTTACTACAAGCCCGACGTTTTAAAGGGTGAGCTTTTTGTCTGGTCGGTTCCAACATCAACCAGTACGGTGATTAACATCACTTATTACCGCCCACTTCTCGCATTTACTAGCGCCTCAGACAACGGAGACTGGCCTGATGAGTGGAAAGAGTGCTTAATGTATAACTTAGCCGTCAGGATGGCCCCTAAGTACGGTAAACAGGTAATGCCCGACGTTAAAGAGCTTGCGATTGCTCTGTATAATAATCTTCTTGATTGGGATGATGAACCAGCCTCTGTTTTCTTCCAATATTCGCAAGGTGTTGGTCAGTGACAAAAGAATATCCATTTGCCTTTCAAACATTGGAATCTCGTGTGGTGCCATGGTCTGCGCAAAGACTTCTTAATATGTACGCCGAAGCAGCCTCTCCCGGTGAAAAGACAGAGCTTGCCCTCATCGGCACACCGGGTCAACAGGATTTTACTACCGTAGGCGTTGGCCCTATACGCGGTCAGCATGTTGTCGGATCGACTTGGTTTGTTATTAGCGGACCTGACGTATTCACGGTAACAGCCGCCGGAGTAGCAACGAATATCGGCACCATTGGCGGTAGTGATATCCCTATCATGGATGATAACGGAACTCAATTAGCTATTGCATCAAATGGAAGTGGATATATTGCGACCGCATCAACCGTTGTGGCAATAACAAGCTCTGAATTTATAGGGCATGCCTCTTCTTTTGGCAGCGTGGACAGTGTGACTTATCAAGATACATTTTTCATATGGAATTCAAGCGATGTTTTGCAGTCATCATCCCCCCTTGACGGGCTTACCTATGGTGGCCTTGATATCGCTACGGCGGATTATGACCCAGATGGGGGCGTGAGAGTATTCAGGGATCACGACCAATTGATTGTTTTTGGCAAGGATACCGTGGAGTTCTGGTATAACGCCGGGCTTGCGACCTTCCCCTTCGCTCCGGTGGATGGCACTGCCGCCGAAGTCGGATTGAAGGCAAAGGCTTCGGTTGCTAAAGTTGACAATAGTGTGTTCTGGCTGGGATCAGACGAGCGTGGGGGCCTTACAGTTTGGCGGGCAGTTCAATATAGCCCTGTGAGAATTTCCACACACGCCATTGAGAAGAAGCTTGAGGAGGCGATAGGCATAGAGGACGCGAGGGCTTTCTCGTACAGGGAAGAAGGTCATGCGTTTTATGTCTTAACGCTGCCCGGACATTTCACGCTTGTTTTTGATGCGGCTACCAATTTATGGCATGAGAGAGAGACTTTTGGCAAAAAAAGCTGGGACCCCCAGAACTTTGTCAGCTTCAACGGCATTAGGTATGTGGGTGATTCATCGAGCAATAAAATACAGAGGCTTTCCCTTGACTATCTGACTGATGCTGGCGGGACAATTGAACGCATGGCCACCTCTATTCCTATACAGTCCGGTGATGAATATTCGATACACTGGTTTGTAAGGATTGATTTTGAATCTGGGGTAGGGCTAACTACAGGTCAAGGCAGCGATCCGCAAGCTATGCTGTCCTATTCCAAGGACGGTGGCCGCACCTTCTCGGGGGAGCGCTTTAGGTCCATCGGCAGAATAGGTCAATACTTGCACAGGACTTACTGGAGAAACAACGGCAAAGCCCGCGTTATCATATACAGAGTAAGGATTACAGACCCTGTCAAGGTGGCTATTATGGGCGGGTTTTCAAACATTGAGGTGGGCGCATGGTAAACGTTGACGTTCCGCCCCCAAGCATTCAGGCCGATGTTATTCAGAAAAATGGGAAAATGTCACAGGCTTGGTATACGTTTTTTCAGACATTGAGGAAGCGAACGGGTGGTTCAACGGATATTATAAATCAAGGAACGCCTGCGGGTATATTGGCTGATTTCTCATCTTCTAGTGTTCCTGATGGCTGGCTGGCCTGCGATGGTTCGGCGGTGTTGAGGTCACAATATGCAAACTTATTCGCAGTTATAACTACCACATACGGGGCTGGCGACGGCTCAACAACCTTTAATTTACCAGACGCCAGGGGAAGGTCCTTCCTTGGTTGCGGGCAAGGTGCAGGACTAACTAATCGATTAGTTACAAATACCGGAGGTGTTGAAGACCACCCGCTGGCGAGCGCAGAAAATGCATCACACAATCATACGATTACTGACCCGGACCACAGTCACGCAGTCACGGACCCTGATCACAATCACGGTACAACAGAATCAGCCCACTCGCACAATTCTGCGTCTGGCAGCTTCGTAAATAACACCGGCGGTTCAGAATATGTCAACACAGCAGGAGACAAGGGTGGCGTAAGCGCCAGTACGGCCTCCGCATCAACAGGGCTAACTATCGATAGCGCATCAACGGGATTGTCTGTAGATAGCGCATCAACGGGAATCAGCCTTGCTAGTTCAGGCAGCGGCGATGCTCACCAGACCATGCACCCATTCCTCGTAGTGTGCAAAATTATAAAGACTTGATAATGTGTAGGAATGAATGTAATATGGTCGACAGTCAATCTTTAAACCTCAATGAAAATAGGGCTATGATAAGAGAGGCTACATTATCCGATATTCCAAATCTAATTGAAAGAGGCCACGATTTTGCGGCATCTCTCCCGTACCCTATTGTGTCAGACAGTGAGTCGATTGGAGAAACCCTTGAGAAGCTGATAGCATCCCCTGATGCCGTTGTGTTTGTCAATGAAGAGGCCACGGCTGGTATAGCGGGCCTGACGTATCCCTTCTTTTTCGGAAAAGACACCAAGACCAGCCAAGAGTTATTTTGGTGGGTTGACGAGGATATTCGAGGCGGAGGTATTGGCATGGAGCTATTTAACGCGTTTGAGCAATGGTCAAAAGATCAGGGTGTTGACGTGATAACCATGGTCTGCCTTGAAGACAAAAACAAGGACATGATAAGCGGTCTTTATTTACACAAGGGCTACATACCCACAGAATCATCATATGCGAGGGTTTTATAATGGCAATAGCAACAGGTACGGCCATCTTAGCCGGTTCGGTATTGGCCGCTGGTGGTGCAGTAGCAAGCGGGGCCTTGTCATCTAAAGCGGCAAAGAAGGCGTCGGCGGCTCAAGTTGAATCTGCGCAATATGCCGCTGATTTAGGACAGAAGCAATACGAACAAACCAGAGAGGACTTGACCCCTTGGCGCACAACGGGTGCCGCTGCCCTCAGCCAACTTGCGACTTTGTACGGTCTTGATACGTCATCCCAATCTATTAATTTAACGCAAGGCGAAGACGGCACTTACGGCGCTATGGACCCTAACGATCCAGCCATGCTTGCAGACAAAGGTTATTTTAAAGGCTCTGGCGTTCGCGGAGAAGAGCGGTTTAACTTAAAACAAGAGGCTCGTGGCATCCGTTCCGAAAGAGAACGCGCCGCATCCGAGACATCACAAGAACAAGGTTCGCCCTTGGATTCATTTTATAAGTCACCCGGCTATCAGTTCCGCCAAGATGAAGGCCGAAAGGCTATAGAAAAATCTGCGGCATCAAAAGGTTTGCTGAGATCAGGCGGGACACTAAAGGCTCTGGAGAGACATTCTCAAGGCGTCGCCAGTGAAGAGTATAACAATTATACAGCCAGACTTATGCAGCTTGCAACAGGTGGAGCATCAGCCACAGTGCAAACCGGGCAATTTGGTGCCGCACAAGCTGGCCAAGCTGGTAACGCTGCTATGGCTGCCGGTGATGCGCGAGCGAGTGGTTATTTGCGGTCGGCTAATGCTTGGGGAGGAGCTATGCAGGGTGTTGGTCAAGCAGTGGGTACTGGTCTGGGTTATTTGAGCTATCAACAGCAGCCACAAACTCCCGGCGCGACAGGTGGTGCATGGACTAATCCCAATATTGGCCCAATGAGAATAGGTGGTTAGAATGGCAAATGTAGCAAGCGGAGTTTTAGGTGGATTCGCAGCCGGTCGCAATATAGCGATAAGCGAGGAAGAGCGCGGGTTGCGGGCGGAAGAACGTGTTAAGCGTAATGCTCGCGAGGAAGCGGTAGCCGCAAAAGCGCAGAGATTGCAGGGATATTTAGGTAAGTTCGCGCAAACCAACGAAGTCCCTCAAGGTATGATGGCAGAAGACCCTGGGATGGCTATGAAGCTAACCGAGTTCTCAGATAAAAAACAGGCGGATACGGCAGAACTTAATGCTGCTGATGCTGCCGTTGCATCCGAAGCTATCGGTGGTCCAGAGGAAGGGGCTGCTATGGTATGGCTTGCTGGTCAGCTTGAAAGTCGGGGTGCGCCACAGCAAGAGATAGCTCAGGCTATGAAGCAGTATGAATCCACTCAGAACCCAGAAGAACGGTCTGCATTGGCCAAGAGGTATATTGACGGGTTTATGGCTCGCGGTATGGGGGCTAAAGATTGGCTATCTTCACAGGGCAGCAAGGTTGGTTCTGCAAGTGCCCTCAAGAATGTAATCATGTCAGACGGGACAACTCAATCATTCGACACGGATAAGGCGGATCAACGCACAGCCTATCAAGCCGCCATCAAGCAAGGTGGTGCCGACGCACCGTCTAGGGTGGAAACAGGCGGTCCGGGGTCTATGACTAAAAAAGAAGGCGAGAACCTGAGAGAGGCAGAGATTGCGACAAGAAACGCCATTCACCGTGCAGATGAGCTTTTGGCCAAAATAAAAGCAGACCCGGACGTATTAAATAAATCCACGGCATTGGCTGGCTTTGCTTCCGGTCTTGCTGCCGAGGCGAAAAGCGCGGCTAAGGCATTTGGCCTAAAGATGGACCCTGGCATTCAGGATGCGACTAAATATGCGAGCACCTTTGACGAACTTGGTGTCAAGGGCAAGGTGGCTCGCGGTCTTGTTCTTGACCTCGCCCTATCGTATGCCGCTGCCTCCGGTCTTGGAACGGGCAGGGCTTTAACTAATCGTGATATTGACATGGCCATTAAACGCATTGGTGCTGGAGGATTCTCGACACCAGAAGCCCGTATGGCATCAATCGAAGAAGTCTCCCGCATCATGAAGAGTAACTTCAAAACCCGCTATGAAGTGATGAAGGGAAAGCCTTTTGAAGGCGAATTCAAGAAGACAAAATCCGCACCAACTCAGGACTTTAAGGACGGTGACAAGGTAAATCAGGGCGGCATTATTTATACATACACCAACGGAGAATGGGTTTCTGAATGACACAGCAATTTGACCCTTCCCAGCCCTTTGAGGTTGTCAAGCCTACCTTCGATCCCAGCAAACCATTTGACAAGGTTATTGGGAGTGTGACTGCTGTTGCGCCAGAAAAGGCCCCCCTAGACAGGCTGGACGTACCACAATGGAATCCGCTAGGAACCGCTTATACAGCCAAGGAAAGCAATCAATCCTACAGGAAGAGACAATCTGAGCATTATGGCTTCACCAAAGCTCCAGAGAAATACCGCGATATTTACGAAACCCTTGAACAGGTTGCTTCGTATTTGCCTGATCGTGATCCTGAGCATTTAAAGAAAATTGTCGATAAAGCCTTTAAAGGTGAAGCTGAATTGATAATTCATGAAGGATTTGGTGAGCCGGTCATAAAGTTCAAGACGGGTGAAACTGTACCTTTTGAAGAAATTGGTGTGGGTGAGCAAACTCTGAGGGGATACATAAAACCAACCCTTGAGCTTGGGTCAGAGGTAGCCACAGGTTTTGTAGGGGCTGTAAGCGGCGGAGCTCCTGGGGCCGCGATTGGCGCAACAGGTCAGACATTTTTCAATAAATATCAAGGATTGCACGCCGTGAATAAGGCTATGGATTTAGGGATGACAGACGCCGATATATTAGGGCGGTCCGCCCTTGAAGCTGCGACCGCGTTAGGTCTTGAGGTCGCTACGCTGGGCGTGGGGAAGGTCGTTAGGAGATTTCTGCAATCCCCGGCCTCTGAGATTATAGCCAGAGACCTGAATAAAGAACAGATTGACGCAGCCGTTAACGCCGCTGAGGACTATTATGCTAAATCCGGCACCAAACTAACAACAGGGCAGTCATTACAAAAAGCCAAACAGGAAGGCCTTGAGGTATCGTCTCGTGATATCAGGCAGCTTCGCACCCTAGAAGAGGACTTAGCTGCCATGGGAGACGCAGAGGCAACGGAAATGATACTTAAACAACAAGATATAGCATCGGGTGAGGCGACCGAAGAAGCCGTTCAGAGACTTGGCGGCAAAGCTGATGTTGAGAAAATGGGTAAAGAGGTTATTGCAGCCGCAAAAGAGGACACGGTCGTTAAAAGAATTGGTCTCGAAAATGATATGGAGGCCATCAGGGGGGACCTTGATGATGAAATCCGTAATTTGGTTGACGCGCCCGAATACTTCGAAAGCACTGATTCTGTCAGGCGATATTTAGATGACGCTTCACGTGAAACAATATCACAGCACAGAGCAAAGTATAAGGCTTTGTGGGCGGAAGTTCCAGAAGCATCCAAGGTTGACATGAAGGGCGTCAGGGAGGCTGCGAAGGGCCTTAAAAAACAAATGGATAAAGATATATTCCCTTACCTGACAGAAGAAAGCAAGCCCATCATCCGACAAGCTTTAGATGTTGAGGACGTTACTGACATGGCTTCCGTATCAAGGGCCATCTCTCAATTGAAGGCTGAGAAGCGAGCGATGGAAGCGGGTACGGTGCCAGACAGAGCCAAGTCTGCTGTGAGCAACATGATTGACTCTCTTTCTGACGCTCGCTCCAAAGCTTTGTCTGATGTTAGTCCTGATCTTAAAAAGAGGCTGGATATTCTTGACGAGCAATATAGCGTTATTAATAGCGAAATCAAAGGGACTATGGTCGGGAAATTAATAGAACGCAACGCTAAGGGCGGCTTTAAAGTTGCTGATGACACTTTTTTAGAGAGACTTTTGGGTTCACATCAGGAAGTCAAGCGTATTGCCAATTTTATTAAAGACCCTGAATTCGGCGGGTTCGGACAAACTAAAGCGCTTAAAGATGGTGTCAAATCACTTTACGAGCGCATGGTAGTTTCTCGCGAGGGCATGACACATAAATCCTTCATGGATAAATACGGCGAGTCCATCAATGAGATATTCACACCGAAGGAAAAGCGTAAAATCTTTGGTAGTCTGAGCGATTTCCAGCGCAATAAGAAGTCGTTGGACGCGCAACAAAAGATGGCGGTACAGAAACTCAATAAAAGCCTTGGTGCAAAACTCGAAAGCACTGATCCCGCCTTGGTTTTCGAAACTGTCATGAAGGGTTCGGCGTCAAAGAAGCTGGTTAATGCGCGTAAGCTCAAGAACATTCTCACCGACGACGAGTTCAAAGAGTTTAGTAGCGTATTCACACGCGACCTTGTGAACAAGATGAAAGTCAAGGACGATCTTGGTATTGATTCGTTTTCAAGCTCCAAACTTCGGGAAATTATCAAGGACGAGCGCGGGCTGATTAAGGAAGTTGCCGGAGAGCGGTTCTTAAAAGACCTTGAGTGGGTCGAGAAAATGTCTGACGTTACCAAGATGCCAAAAAGACTGCGCTCTGAAATGTCCGATATTCTCGCAGAGACAGGAAAAGCAGGGCCTCCCATGCTGTTCTGGAGAGCTGTTGTTGCTAGACCCCTATCGAGAATGGGTCTTTTGACCACAAGCGCCTTGAAACTTGGACGATCATCTTCTCGACGGTCTCTTGATGCAGCCCTTTCCGATCCTAAGGTATTGAGAAAAGTTCATGAAATGTATGTGCAGGACGCGCCTATGGCAAAGTGGCGCTCACTGTTTAGAACCATTGGCTACAATGAATTAGCCGACAAGATGTATGAGGAAGATTGAATGGCAAATAGATTCTTTGATCCGGTGCCTCAAGCATTAAATGGTGTAGGAACTTCTCTGGCTGATGCCGAGCTATTCTTTTTTACGTCAGGAACCAGCGCACCTCAAGACACATTTTCGGATAATAACCTAACCTCTGCAAATGCAAACCCCGTTGTCGCTGATGGTGACGGGCGATTTCCTAATATATTCCTTAAAGACGCCACTTATAAAGTTCAACTCAAAACGACTTCCGGCACCCAGATATGGGAGAGGGACCCTGTTTCCGGGTTAACTGATGCTGTCAGGGTGGTGACAAACATCGCCGCAATGAAAGCTTTGAATTCATCATCATTGACAGAGCATCAGATATTCGATGTCACAGGATACACATCAATTGGAGACGGCGGCGGAGGCCAATTTTATTGGGATAGTACATCGACATCAACTGTTAATCTCGGCACTATATTTGTACCAGACGATAACGCTACAGGAAGATTTAAGCGTATCTTTATAGGGTCTAAACTATGGCTTGACTGGTTTGGTGCCGTTGGTGATGGAAATTTATCGGCAGGAACGGGGACCGATGATAGTGCGGCTATCCAGAGCGTTTTAGATACATTAAACGGATTTGGCGGCGGGACCGCTCAATTGTCAGCGGATAAGATATACAGAAAGGCTGACACATCGGCAACATTGATAACCTATAGCAACACAGTAATAGCGGGGGAGGGCAATAGCTCTGTCCTTTATCACGACGACAAATCGACAAACCCTAGAATGGATATGTTGAGTTTCGAGGACACCTCAAATGTCAGTATCGAAAACATGCGTATATCTGGAAATCTCCTGATTGATTTGACCGAGACAAATCAGTCGCAAACCTTGATCGGCGGTAATATTACAGACTTTAATATGAGTAATGTTAAAATTGAGAACATGAGATTCATGGCGACCTCTCTTAACAATGTCATTAACGGGACTGTTATTAATTGCACTCTTGACACGATAGCACGAGACGGATTTAGGTTTACAAACTCCAGCAATATCAAGATTACCGATAACTATTTAAAGAATGTATCAGATGACAGCGTTGCATTACATACCCGCGATGCTGATACCCTTCCTGGCGGCGGCCATATTGTAAGCAATAATGTATTCGAGGCATGTCAGGGCATCAAGGTTCTCGGGGCAAAGATGCTTATCATCACAGGAAACATTATGCGCCGCACGGTGAGGTCTCCCATCAGCATACAATTCCCCGACACAGCCACCGAGGGTAACACCACAGTTTTCGATATAAAGGTTTGCGATAATATCATCACCGATTCCTTCGGGTCATTTGGTACGGATAATGTCATTCTGATTAAATCGGCAGGGCGGTCAACGGGGGCGCTTTCTAATCAGCCCGGCGTCGACGCGCCCACCTTCCCATATAATTACACGAACAATCTGGATAGCGGCACCAATGTCAAGGTTGGTATGTGGTCTATCTGCGTGGAGAATAATCAGATTTCAAGAACACTTCCTGCGGTGACAAATTATTCTGACTACGGTTACGGTTTATTATTTGACAAAGAGGAGTCGGGATTTTTCTACGATCCTGCAATCACAGAAACTGATTTCCAAGTTCACGGTATTAATGTGGAGGCTCCCGCTTATGGGGTCAGCGTTTGCTTTAATAGCATATCAGGCTGCGGTACGGGCTTCACAGCTATATTCTTTCAGGTCAACGGATCAGCTAATGTTCAAGACTTTTCCTCTGCCAAGGTTCAAGGGAATACTATTATTGACTGCCCCGGAACAGGGTTTTCGTGTTCTGATGTAGGCACAGGAAATGGCTCAAAGCAGATTGTTTTATCTGACAATATATTTGATTTAGACCCCTTTTTCAGGGCGGCCACACACAACTCAGACAATACATGGTCGAGCATTGGTAGCGTGCCGGGCATTAAAGTAGGAAGCAATATTGGCATTGTTGGCGGGGGTAATGTTTTCAAAAACCTTGCTGACACTGGTTTCCAAAATGCAGAGGTTAACGAAACAGGGTTGAATATTATTTATTGCGACTTTGTGGGTGCCGGAGACAATGCGAGCAATAAGGGTGTTCGGTCTATTCCTAAAGCCAGGGGAAACCTTATACTTCCTATTACCGGTGATCCCACATCGTCAACGTATGGAAGTATTGAAAATGATGTCTTGACAGTCAGCAACACTATCCCGTCGGCGGGGAGATATGTCAGCGGTCACTTTGTGGCCCATGGAGACCCTTCCGTTGTCGGAGGCGGTGGTGGTAACGATTACATCATTGCAGGCTGGCAGAGGCTGACAACAGGCAACGGTCACGTCCTTAATACTGACTGGGTAGAAACCCGAACCTTGACAGGAACCTAATATGGCAAATAGATTTTTCGATCCAGTACCACAGGCCTTGAACGGTGTGGGCACGTCTCTTGCAGATGCTAAACTGTTTTTCTTCAAGGCCGGGACCAGTACGCCAGAGGACACCTTCTCAGATAACGCTTTGACCTCTGCAAATGCAAACCCCGTTGTCGCTGATGGTGACGGGCGATTTAGCGACATATTTCTCAAAGCCGCAAATTATAAAGTTCAACTTAAAACTACGGCTGGTGTGCAAATATGGGAGCGCGATCCGGTTAACGGATCAACACCCTCTGATTTCATCGAAACCATTGCTTTACTTAAGGCTGTGCAATCCGCTGACTTGGTGAATAATCAGGTGGCTTACGTGACAGGATATTATGCCGCTGGTGATATTGGCGATGTGACCAGTATTTATAAATGGGTTTCCTCAAGCTCAGCTACTGATGACCTTGGGGTGACAATTATCCCAGACGATTCATCCGGTAATGGTCGCTGGATATTACAGAACCTTCAAAACGACCGCCAGTATGGCACTAAGGGCGACGACGGTACAGCGGAAAAAACCCGCATCCAAAACTTCTTTAATAACGGCGGGGAGCTTTTGCTGAAAACCGGCATTAACCGAATAGTTGCTCCTGTAGCGCTACCTTCTAACACAACGCTAACCTTTGAGGCGGGATCGGTCATTAAAGCCACATCAGGCGCATCGCACGTTTTAGGTCTTGGTTCTGATGGTGTGGAGAATGTCACGATCATAAATGCAGAGGTAGACGGAAACAGCGTTCTGGGATTAAATGGTATTGGTCTTAGCTCAACCACAGCAACCCATGCCAAAAATATTAACCTGATTGCACCCGTAATTCGTAACTGCCTGCGCTCTCCAACAACAAGTGGAGGCCGGGGCCTTACCTTTCAGAATGGCGTTGAAAGCGGCACGGTAACTAATCCTAAGGTTTACGACTGCACGACTGGATATGATATGAATGGAGACACCATAGCAAGCGGGTCTGGGGGTCAAAATCCTGTACTGGGTATTCTGATAACCAATGCCTATGTAGAGGGCTGTCAGGAAGCAATCTCCATGTTCTCGGATGGCACAACCACGAACGGCTCAAATCCGCCAACGCAACCAGATTCAGTACAATACACAATCAATAATATCTTTGTACGCAATTGCGGTAGAACCACAGACACAACACTATACTCTGGAGGGGGGACCGCCGACGATCAAGATGGCGGCGTAGTCGTCTCAAGGCGCGGGCGTAACGTCCAGATTAATAACATGACCGTCTTTAATGATAACACCTACACAATTGGCGGCCTATTTAGGGGAACCGGTAATAATATCAGCATTAACGGCTTCAATATGTGGGGCAAGGTCGAGGCCGTTGTTGTTGTTGGATCGGCGCAAAACCTTCTACCTTCGTCTGATGCTAACGATCCATCTTATGGGCTAAACATCAGCGGTCGCTTCCACAGCACAGCAACCAACATTGTTGACGTAAGGATTGCCACCGCAACAAACTACATCACAAGCTGCATCTTTGATATTGAGGTTGATCAGTTTAATTCGGCAAATGCTATCTTGCTGACCGCCTCTAATTTCCGCGATGACAGCTTCATTATCCTGACCGACCTTGTGACTATGAAAAAGATTTCAGGGAACTTGTTGCGTGTTCAATCTGATAATAATACACTGGCGACGGCTAGTGATAAGATAACACATTGTGTCGCAATGGAATTCACGAGAAACATTGTAACAGGTGCCAACTGCCGAGTTGATTACAGCACGACATCGGGCGGAGCAGGTTCGTCTGCTGGGTTCTTTCAGGTTGCGGTCGGCGGCGTCAATAAAAAGGTCGAATATTTCGATATATAAAGGAATCTAAAATGGACAACATCGAATACGACGATAAAACCAGAAACACCAACCATAGAAGCACTCTAGCCCTATGTCCCTGCGATAATTGCGATAAAGACACAGACGTCAAGTGCAATGAAAACACCGATGTTGAAAGCCTTATGGAGAAAGAGGACTTCGGTCAAAAACTGAATTGCTCCCATTGTGGTCAAGAGTTTATTTGGTGGTGGGATCGCAAGGGTGCCATCGTGAGCGTGCATAGTGCGATAGAGATAGAAGAATGAACGCCTCCCAAGTCAGAGACCTAATAGTCATCCCCGCACTCAAAGAACTTGGCATGCATTCCCTGCCCGCCGAGAAGCTTGTAATGGCCACATGGGCGCATGAGAGCATGGGTGGCACCTACATCAAGCAATTCCCTACAGGACCGGCTCGCGGTATGTTCCAGATGGAGCCTGCCACACTTAGGGACCTGTACAACAATTTTCTGTGCTCTCACCCTCTATGGCGGGAAATTCTCGGCGCTTTGAACGTTGACAGATTGGTCTATGACATGCGTTACGCTGCCATGGCTTGCAGACTTCAATACTACCGACAGCCGGGCGCTATTCCTGATGATTGGAATGGCATTGCGGATTACTGGAAAACAAGGTACAATTCCCACTTAGGCAGAGGGACAGTTTCTAAGTTCCTGTTTGACAAAGACAAATATCTGAAAGGACTTTACTGATGGGGCTTAAGAAATTAGCGCGAGGCTTACTTGGCACCTTAGCTCCCACGATTGGCGCTGCCCTTGGTGGCCCTTTTGGCGGCATGGCTGGCAACTTCCTCGCTGAAAAGCTTGGGGTGAAACAATCAGACTTGCCGGGCGTAATGGCCGCACCATCAGTGGATCAAATGGCCGCGATTAAACTTGCAGAGATTGATTTCCAAAAACACCTTGCTGACAATGAGATAGACCTCGAAGAGATTATGGCGGCAGACAGAGACAGCGCAAGGGAGAGGGAGATAGCGCTTAAGGATAAAACCCCTGCCATATTGGGTATTCTGGTCGTGGCGGGCTTCTTTGGCACGTTGGGGGCCATGTTATTCGGCGTGATGCCCGAGACCGGCAAGGAACCGCTGCTGATTATGCTGGGGAGTCTTGGCGCAATGTCTGTGCAGGTAATGAATTACTATTTCGGCTCTAGCGCTGGAAGCAAAAAGAAAACTGAACAATTAACATTAAAAGGATAAATACAATGGCACCATCAGGCGGCGGCGGTCAGCCCCCAAAGAAAACCAAGAAGACAAAGAAGGCTACTACAAAATCAGGCGGAGGCGGTCAACCTCCCAAGAAGGGCGGAAAGGACTAATCTTGCCCTTTGAAGTAACTATACAGCTTGTATATTTCGCGGTATTCCTGATGCTTGCTTTATTCGAGCACATCAGGAAGCCGTCTTTATGGCTGTCTTTTTCGGGCGCTATTTATGCGTCCATCTTTGCATTTGTAGATTACAACTCATTTGGAATATATGTTTACGTCTTCAAGTTTGCGTTTGATATTTTCATAATTTCCATGCTCCTAGGATATGACGAATACATATATTGCAAGATCAAAGGTATAAGGCCAGCCACCGCCACCCCACTTACCTCATTCATTATAGCAATGACAACCATCATAGGTGCTGCCGCGTTTCTCAATGGCGTATCAATAGTTGAATATAGTACACCTTCTGTGATAGTATACGATATATACACACCCATTGCCAATGCGGTGCTGACAATTGAGCTACTGATAGGAGGTATATTCTGTTGTGGAAACTTTATCAATTTACGCGCTCCTGATTTTGGTAGCCATTATATGTCTTCGTTATTGGGGCCTCTTCATAAAGAAACGGATGGAAAATGACCGAGAAGACGCCCACAGTAGACGCGCAGTTAGCCACCATAGTCGCCACGCTCGACGGCATGGTCACGGAGACTGATACATACCGCAAGGGGCACGATGAGCGCCACAAGGGCATGGAGAATGAAATAGCGAGCGTTAAGGAAAAACAAGAGAAAAATACAGACGCTATAAGTCAGCAAAAGGGCATACATAAGATGCTTGTGGTCATTGGCGGGTTTATAACATTCGCAACGGCAACGGCGGTCGCCATATTCAATACGAAATAGCCGAAGAACTACCACACCAGCGGCTATAACACTCGGAGGCTTGACGGTCTCCATTTTTTTGTGTATATTGAATTTGCGAGAATAAGTTTCTTATGGACTATAACACCCTCACCTTTCATGAGGTTAAGCGCCGCCTGATTTTCAGAGTCCGGGCGGCGTTTTCATTGACACCCCTTCATTTAATATGTAATATATGACTGTCTAGACCATTTGAGATTCATGTTTACGGATCATCGAATAATAATCAGCCCCGCCTCTTAACAATGCGTACACGGGCTGATTTTTCGTTGACCTTTCTCCGTATCATTGATAATATACGCATATGAACTTTGACCCGTACGGTCTTTGCTAACAACAGAGCCTCCCACACCTCTCGAATGAATCTGCGCACCCTGGCGAGGTCAGTAATAACTACGCGAAGTACCTCAGTCTCAGAGAGTGGCGCAAGCTAAGTCCTCGGTATCAATTCCGGGTTTCGTGTGGTTTTAAATTTAAAGGAGAATATCATGACAGAGCAAGAACGGTTAATCGAGGGGCGCCTTGATATTGAAGAGCGCGTCTGAATTCACTAGAGCGCGGGGCTGCATAGCATCCGCATATTAAGACCCTACCAAAGGGCAAACTAGCGCTGTACCCTCTGCATGCACGGTGCCGCCATAAAGGGGTGATCCTTCGGGATTGGGTGTTTACAGCTGGACTAAGACCCTGATGACGCGCTGATGCTAGATATCGGGACCGCCAGACACCCCTCGTTTCCTCGTAAGAGGGCTTAAATCCTAGCAATAGGTAGCCCCTGCATTATCTTAGGATTTTGTGGGGGCTTTTTAATACAGTTGCGCCGCTCAAAGGCAGGGAACCAATGGCGGCGCGGGAGAGTGAAGCGAGGTGGGGAAACGCCCCGAAATCAGAACATGATTATCTTATATGGAACATACAGTATATGCAAGGGTAAAGTTAACTAGTGACCCACCTGAGCCACATCTTAGGACTTGCAGTTACGTATGACGGAACATGCCAACGCCGCCATGCTACACGAAGCAACCATTTATTTTTAATCGTGATGACCTTCATTGTATTGCTCCCAATTATCTATAGCCATTTGACGGATATCTATCCCCCAATGCTCGTTAAATGCCTCTAAGCTCATTTTGTGCCTCGCGTAGGGGCCATGTTGATGTATATCAGGGTCAAGGCCCACAACGTACCTATGATCCTTCCTGCTGCCATAAGGCTCGTGATGTGGAGAGCATGGCTTTCCTGTGATTTCACACCCTCTATCACGTACCCAGTTATGGTATCTCTGAAGCTCAGCGGTCATCTTATTGCGCTTGATTTTTGTCTTGCCGTGTTTTGGTGCCTTGGGCCTGTTAATCATTGATCACACCATTCAATCGCAGCCGATCAAACATATGATCCAGATATTGCTTCGTCTCATCAAAGGTATATAGAAACTTTGTAATCTCTTCTTTCGTTGGCAACCTGTGAGCCTTCTTTACGTTGCAAGCCTCACACGCTAAAACAATATTAATCCAGTTCGCCGTACCACCGAGAGCACGGGCGATGAAGTGGTCCTTAGTCCACCCAGTAGACGTGCGGGTCTGTTGCTTTGATTTCATTGTTTTGTCACAATAAAAACATTTGCCACCCTGCCTCTTATATTTACTAATTGCGGACCTCGATGCCATCTCACCCTCCTGTTATTTGATCGAATCAACCCTATACCCATCCCTCACGAAGTCGCTCGCCGTGTAATTATCCCAGCCCATAGCCTTCATGGCTTCAACATAATCATTGAGGACCGTTAGAGAGTCGCCCCCCGTAAATAATGGGTTTGTGTCTCCGTTAGATCGCTTTACTGTGTATTGCTTCATGTCGCCCTCCTTCTCTGTGTTGTGCCCTATTGGGCGGTTAATCTTTCATTTGAAAATATACCGATCTGGCCATCCATAGAAATATCCCCACAAGTGCGCCAGCGAATGCACCGGCGAACGATTCCAGTGAATAGTATCCATGAAGATTGCCACTTATGACAAATCCCAGAGACGCAAATCCGCCCGTCAATATTATAGCCATCATTTATCTCCCTTGATCATCAGGGTGTCTTAGCTGAAATCCCCGAGTGAGGTAATACCTGTATATGCTTTCCATATATTCGGTCATTTGTTTTTTGTCCATGGCTCGCGTGACAGGCCAGTCCGCTATTAAATCCATGCGGTCTTCAAAGTTTAGATGTCCAAAAAACTTGTTAAATCGCCGGTTATATGCTTCACTGTCCCTGCACAGTATAGGCACACCAATGCTAAGCTTGCACTGCGCTCGATACTCCAGAGAGGTATAGCTATCGTTCTGACTGTTGAGGTCGCCCATGACCATGCCCTGCCAGCGGTTCTGAAGCATGGACCGCGTAGGCAGCTTATCAGATATATCAACCTGAAACGGCAAATCCTTCCGCTCAACAAAAGCAAGGACGCTTGCGCGGTCTCGCTCATCCCTGATTGTCCTATGCTGCTGTTTGGCCATAACACCCTCCTTGTTTACTGTAATACATGGTTAATCATTCACGAAAAACTGATCATAAGCTTAAGTCTGGCGATACGCACACCGTAGCATGTATCGCGAGAAATGGTCCTTTTGAACAGTTTTAGAAATCTCCAGCCAATATATTGCTCTTTGAATTTCAGACCCGTCATTTCTCCATTTACGGTATTAACCATCCCGCGGGCGAGCGTCGCGACCACCAGTGCCAACCCAAAACTCATAAAAAATACGGCGATTGTATCTCTATCCATAACACTCTCCTTTGTTCATTATAACATAATTCCCTTTAGTTACAAGGGGTTATTAGAATATTGGGTCGTTGTCATCCAGACCACCGCCGAAGCCGCCGCCCTGATTTGTACCGATGCTCTGGTCATAGCTATTGCCAGCACCTCCCTGATTATCCGCGCGACCGCCTAACATGGTTAGTTCACCCCTATAACGTTGGAGGACTATTTCAGAAACCTTGACCGTCTGGCCGTCTTTCTCGTAAGTCCGATGCTGTATGGAACCTTCCACATATACCAGAGAGCCCTTCTTGAGGTAATTCTGTGCAGTCTTGCCAAGGTGTTCATTGAAGACAATTATGTCATGCCACGTTGTCTTGGTCACACGCTCGCCGGTTTCTTTTGATTTCCATGACTCGTCTGTAGCAAGCGAGAAGCTAACCACCTGACTACCGTTGCCCATTGTGCGGCAAACCGGGTCTTTTCCCAATCGCCCAGCGAGGATTACGCGGTTTACTGATCCAGCCATTACACTACATCCTTTCTCTCTTTAAAATTAATACCTGTGATTTTAGTTGAATGGTTTTCTTTCTTTGCCATTCCCAAAATCATCGCGTCAAACTCTTGCGGCCTGTTGATGTAAAACCATCCGGCTGCTGTTTTCCTGTCTACAATCTCAGGGTCGTAATATGTACGGATTGATGCAGCGCGGCCCATTGCAGAAACTTTTGTGGTAGTTTGTTTTTCCGCTCTCTTGGTGGCCTTCTTAGCCTCTTCCGCGATCCTATCCGCTTCCTTGCGGGCTTTTAAATCCGTTCCCTCTCTAGCCTTTCTCACAGCCTCGTCTGCTATGCGCTGCTTTTCTGCGGCCTCCTCTTGCTCTCTTTTCTTTATCTCCGCACTAAGCCGCGCCTGTTCCGTTAGGTAGGGCCTTAAAGCCTGCTTACATGTGGCTATGACATCCTCTAATTTCTTTTTAAGAGGGTTATATCTGGCCTGTACTTCTTTCTTGCCATCATCAAAAACGGCAGCTTCGGCCTTCCTGTTTGTTTCCCGCGTCTTCTCTGCGGCCTGTGATAGGCGCATTAGGGTTTGAACAGATTCCGCCTGCTCTCCGCTTTCAATTGGATCACCATCAAGAAAATGTCCGGCCTGCTCTTCAAGGTCAAGAATTTCCTCTTGAGATATTTCAAACGGTGTTTTCTCTGGTGGGTTATTATCCCCTACTTGTGCAGTCATGATCTGTCTCCATAATTATCGTGTTTATCCTCGAAAGGGCTTGCATCGGTGTCTTGAAGTTGAGATTTTCGCTTTTCTTTGTGGGCGTCCATACTGTTCTTCTCTTTGTGCCATTCAGGGAATCGCTTCGCAACATCGTTGTACCAAAACCTGAACCCTTCGCTCTGCCATAATGATTGTAATTGAGCAACGTCTTCAACGGCGTCAATGTCGCGATGAAAACCTAGTGCCTGTTGTTCAAGTTTTGTCTTCGGAACCTCGTTCTTTTTGGCTTCATGCTTTTGCGTCTGCTCTTGGACATATTTATTGTCATCAAACTTGCCTTCGAACACATCAGAGTTAAACCCTAGCAAGGCAAGCCCCTTTGTAACGCCATCCGTTGTGGCCTTTTTGAGTGCGTCGGCGTCGGCCTTCTTTGCCTGTCCTTTAAGGAATAAATCACAACCACCAAACTGAGGGCCGCAGACATTATCCCTCGACCCATGCCAGAGGGTGACCTTCATTGCTACCGTGCCGTTCCCTGGGTAGCTAGGTTCTGCCGTCCAGCCCCACCCTATACCGACAGGGCCGAATAGCGCTGTAGCGGCTTTAATCTGCTTCTGAGCGTCGATTGCTGTGAACTTGCGCCCGAATGAAACTTCTTTTGTGTCGTCTGGGTTGGTTTTGCACACCTTATCCCATATATCCATGTTACTCATTATATTTCCCTTATCTGCGTGAGTTTATCTATGAACCAGTCAAGCCTGTCCTTGGGTATCTCAATGCTATCTACGTGCTCCAGCATGACGAGTCCAGACGAGAAGTCTGCGCGAACGGCATATTCAACGCCGCTGCCATCCGCGTATTTATCTTCAAATTCTATCTTTGTTGGTTTATCGGTCATTTCTCATTCCCTACTGCTGTTAGTGCTTCAATGATTGCCGGTATTGTCTCTTTTGGAAAAGATAGCTGAGCATCCTTTTGCCCCATTCTGATATCACCCTCAAAAGTGCCGAGAACACCATTGTATTTATATATTCTTATAGTTTTGGTGCCGCTCGTCTCAATCGTATAGACAAGTTCTGTTTTCACTGTCTCACTCATTGTCTCTCTCCATTCTATTTACTTGGTATGCAGCGGGACAATAAACGATCCCACAAACCAGAGCGTCGCGTTAATTGTGGCAAATTCTCCGCCGTGCCACATTATGACAAAACCAAGAATCATCATGCCTACTCTCTTCGTATAATATGCGCTACGTGTCCTCTCATCATTCATCGCTCTTTCCTCTCATGTTGTAGTGATTACTTGGTGGGTTTCTTAAACCCTTTAGCGTTTCCAAACCTGCCCTTAGCTAGTTCCAGCCTCCTCCGCGCATTGTTGACCTCTCTTTCGCAGTAGGCCATTGAACAAGCCTTTGCGTCATCAAAATCATCGAACCACTGATGAGCCTCAGACCATTTAGCCTCCCTTCTTTCCTTAAGAACGCTATCTACCTCAAGAAAAACACTTTTATCGGTTTCGCGAATAACCCCTAGGGCCTCTATGGGTTCGCCCCACGCTGCCTTTTTAACGCGATACATTATCTTCATCTCAATCTCCATTAGTTACAGTTATTACTTTTCACACAGCCTCGCCCATCAATACTCTTAACGAAGGCTCGCGCCAGTCTGTTTCGGCCCCGTCTTGCCTCTTGGCATTTCAACGGCTTTCTCAATACTCATTCTCTTCATTCTCAGCACCAATGATGGGCGAGATATCCCGGCAACTTTGGCCAATTCGTTCATTGTGTAAACTTTGCCTTTGTATGTAACGCCGCATTTATTTCGCCATGTATCTTTGCACTTCTCGAAACCCCGCGCCGTATTACAGGCATGACACGACGCAACTAAATTCGACAGATTGTTGTTAGACTTATCATCGTCAACGTGATCAATGTCCAAAACGTCCCAGCCAACCACCTCGTCGCACCAGTGACAGGAAAACGGACCCGCGCCCTGAGCGTCGTAATAAACTTTCCTGTGCTCATATACATAGCCATTTTTTGTCGCCAAAGGATGGTCTTCATCATAAATGACAACATAGCCCGCGCTATGATTTATCTTTAGCGCTCTTGTCATGATCTTATCTGTAGTGCCATTGCGCCATTTACGCATGTAGTGCATCAAGCATAATCCAGTTGTGGGTGTAGAGTCCCTATGACAATCATCGACTGAGCATTGCATTGTATAATCTCTTTTATGGAAAGCTTGCGTTGTGAATAAGGAGCATGTATTGTCCTCTTAGATAAGGGAAGCTTTCCGGTAACCCTTCTCTCATGGCCTCGGATGTTTCTAGCATCGCGAGGCCCAACCTTTATTGCACACCCTGTTAGTTATTGCAACATCTTTTCATGGCAACATCCAAATTAAAATCAAGAACCTCTGATAGCCTGCAAGCCAGATCGTAGCTTATGCCTTTGCGCCCGTTCTCAATCTCCCATACGTAGCTTTTTGAGGTATTGGCTTTTTCAGCAACGGATTCCAGGGAATACCCAAAAACCTTGCGACGGGATTTAATGAACTTTCCCAATTTAATTTTGTCGATCATTTCTTCTTCTCCCTTAACCATGTTGCTGTATTGTCGCAGCCTATTGCTATTGCTTCCAGTAGCTGTACGTCTGTAACATCACCGGGTAGCGCGTCTATTGAAGCCAGGACAAACTCTCCCCATTTATCTTGAATTGTCTCCAGTGCGCTCTCAATCTTCTCCTGTTTGTTCATCATTCTCTCCTATGGTATGCTCTTGTAGCTCTTGCCTTTCGAGCGAATTTAGTTTATCTTTAGCGTTGCGAAAGGTAGGCAAATCAATCACGCCATTCCCGTATAAAAACAGAATTGACCTATTACACCTCTCGTACTCTGAATGCCCGGTCCAATCCGCGCAATAATTTGAAGGCCCCCATTTTCTGCTATAGTCATCAATCATCTGTAGACCCCTTTCTATTTTGATATTCACATATGATATTACCCGAACGGGTGCGGTGACATTGTGCGCGAGGGCCGTCACATGTATACAAGGCAAACCACTCATCATCTTTCATCGATTCATGCACCCCCGCAACCCCTGCGGCCCAACTGAGCATATTGGCAGGAAATCCTCGCAATGTTACTGTAGGAGGTGTCATAGCAGCCTCCCAAAAAGTACCCACATGAAGAGCGCTAATATCACAAAGCCCTCCCAGTAATCCCAGCCGTCAAGCTTCTTGGCTTGGTTGATTATTAATTGAATATGGTTCATGATTTAGGTGACCTTCCCGGACCCCATGTCGCCCATATAAGGGTCACTATACAAACCCCACCCACCGCCGCCAGCGTTGCCAGCTGGTTGCTCTCAGCAATGCGAAGTGAAGACGATGCCAGATAAAGAACCCCTAAACCCCACAAGGCACTTTCAATTAAATGTGATATTCTGCTATATACTAAAGTCATAGAATTTCTCCTATCTAATGGTTTTGTGACGCGGTGGGATGCCATTCATCATGTCGGCGTAGCTCTCTTGCATCATGGTCAGCGTGGCTATGTGTGAGGCGTTGCCGGGGCTTTCCTCAACCAGATCATTCATGATGTTTATACCCTTTTCCATCGATACACGCGAGGCCCTTTTCCTTTGATCGAAGGTCATGTTCTCAATGCCCATGTTAAGGACAGTTTCATCATCGGCGGTGTGTTGAAATCTTGGCGACTTCAACAGGCTTTTGACGATTGCCTTGCGCTTCTCGGTGTGTGGCTTTGTTTTGTCCGGGATTGTACGCCTGTTGTAAATATATAAAGAGATACCCAATCCAACAACGGTGCCCATAGAGCCGCCGATAATTATTCCATCAATCAATGTCATTCTTCCTCTCCATATTCCTCGTCAAGCGCCACCGTAATTCTATATTTGGCAGATAAGACGGTTTCATATATTTCCGTGACGCCATCCTCCATGTCTGAGGGGTCGATGTCACACTCGTGGTCTATTCTTTCAAAGGCCAATGCATACCGTTGACCAAGGGCTGACACTTCTTTCTGCATGTCACGGTATAATGTTTCCAGCGCCTCAAAGTCATCGTTGCGCCCGTCATGGTGACGTAGATGCTCGCGGCCTGTCCTTGTGTTTTCCGATAAATCCATCATGTCTCTCCTTTACCTGTGGTTAGCCTTCAAACCCATACGACTCGCCGTCTGAATAATACCATTGGCCGACATCTTTCCCATTGACCACCTTGACTACATAGATAGATTCGTAGTTTCTTGAATTTCGGCGGGCATATGCGAGGGCCGATGATTTGTTTTCGTATTCCCTGTAGAAAATCCAATCATCCCTCTCGGGGTCAGCCCAATCAACACGGAACCCATTAACAATGTGGCCGTTATTCCATGATGCGTGTCCGCTCTGTGTTTCAACATTCATCTTCTCTCTCCTTATTTACCTCACAATACCACACCCTATCATAGTGTCAAGCATTATTATTTTAAGGCTTAACCACATTATGTTATTGACACGGTGTTTATATGGTGTATTGTAATGGTGTTGGTCGAGAGGTGTAGCTCAGTATGGTTAGAGCGCATCAGGAGATGGTCGGTGGCCTAGTACAGGATTGATAAGGTGGTGAATTCCAGCCTTTGAGATTACGGCCCGTCGTTGGTTCAAGTCCAACCGCCTCTCGGCTGATAATATAAAAGGAAAAGACATGACTAGAAGAGAACAGATAGCAAAAAAGATCAGTGCCAAGCGACGCGGTATTGTGGTGAAACTTTCGGACCACATCAAGCAATCCAAAAGCACGAAGGGCAAGAAGGTCACATATCAAATGATTGCCGACGTTGTAGGCTGCGGAAAGAACCACGTTGCCCACGGTTTCAGGGTTGATAAGACCATGACTGACAAGATGCTTGTAGAGACATTATACGCCGTTGAATACATAACCGGTGAAAACATAGACCATATACTGGAGGGATAAACATGACACGTAAAATTACCAGAGAGGATTTAGTTACAGCCTTTGCGCGGACAGAGTTACACCGCGATCAAATACAGGGGTTTACCTATGCTAATAAAGAGGAGGGGTACGACCAACATGTAGCCCGAGATTTACTCTGTGAACATAGCAGTCAAGCCTTCTGGATCGCCCGCGATGATGGGACCGTCTCCAATTATGATAAGCTTCACGGCGAGATGTTGATTGCCATTGAAGAACGGCAAATGCAGCTTGTAGCCAATGAGTTAAACTCTTTATTACAGGAGCAATAAAATGGACATACTCACACTAAAGGAAATACAGGCCATTAACCCGCCCCTGTACCTCACAAACGTTAGACGCATGGCACAGGTAACTTACACTGCCAGACAAGCGGAATCCGACGCCATCAAAAACAAGGCTCGCATTGCAAAGTGGGGACCATTGAAGGCATCACTGCGGACACTCAGGCAGGCAACCACTAACGTGTTGAGGTGGGCATGAAAAATAAATCAGCATCACAAAACGGACGCCGCAACCGCCAGAAGGGCCAGGAGTTCGAGCGCGAGGTGGTAGCCATGTTAGAAGAGAGTGCCGTTGCCGCAGAGCGCATCAAGGGCAGCGGATATCAGGCTAAGGACCACAATGATATACGGATAACAGAGAAGTCTCTCACGGGGCTTGAAATCGAATGCAAGCGCAAATCAAAAGGTTGGGCAGGATTATATAAACTCATGGAGCAAAAGGACGTTTCTATCGTTGCTCTCCGGGCCGACAATAAGCCCGCGCTGGCTGTCATAGAATTCAAATTTCTTTGCAGTCTTTTATACGCATTTAAAGATGAAATGAACGGTCTGGAATAGACATAATAGAAACATAAGGAGCGGATGATGAACGAAGAATTGGAAGCGTGGGCAAAAACAAACGGCATTGACAATCTGGAAAAAGAGGAATACGGCGGCAACCACTTAGATTTATTCCCTGACACAATCGAGGGTGAATTATGACCAGACCATTAACACAAACAACCAAGTGTAAGCACGACTTTACCCCATGGGAGAGAATAAGTCCCGAAGTTAGGGGAGAGCCTGCCACATGGAGCGCCACAAGAAAATGTAAAGACTGTGATGTCGAGGAAGTTTCATGCAGGGAGATTAACTGGGTAAACATTGATTATTCGCTCAATCACATGCGCCATAACCATGTAGACACAGTACCGATGATCATAGCACACCCAATATTATGGAAGGCAACAGCACAATGAAAACATCAGATGAAATACTGAGGGAGTTTTTCCGAGAATTGAGCCGATCCGTCGGCAATTGTGAGGGTTTGCACGTTGCTGAATGCGTTCCAGCGCTGAATGATGAGTTGCTGACCGCAGGCTACCACATCACACCCATAGAGCCAACAGAGAGATTCCAAGAGGGTTTCAAAGCCGGTGAATGCCATGCCACATCATTCTTCATCAACAGGGAGCCAACAGAGGCACAGATAGAGGCGGCATCAGCTAAATTAGTTAATTTCTTGTGTGGAACATCGTACAGAAAAAAGCTGCCCATGTTTTCGACGTGGGGGATAAAGCCCTCTCATAAAAGTATTAACGATGTTACCGCCGAAAAGGTTGCTAAAAAAATACTCACAGCCGCCCTCACAGGTAATACTAGACAAGCTGATAGATAGGGTATATATTAAATATGGGGCGCTACTCTTGTAGGGCCTTGCCGGTGAATACCTTTTTAGGATGCAACGCTGGCAGATTGCAGGACGCTCCTTGGCCTGCCGCCCCACATCCTTTCATAGGGTAAAATCAAGGAGGGATGTTAAACACTGAAACAAGGATATTTCACATGACAGACGCTACCACCAGACCTATTAAATACAAATATTATTGCAGCTTTTCTTGCAAGGGAGGTTTTGGTTTTGTTGTCGTAGACCTAGATGGCATTATCAGTACAAGCGAAGACATCCAAGTAGTTCGCGAGGGGATCAAGGAAAACCAAAATCTTGATGTTCTCCCCATAATCATATCCTTTCAGCTATTGGATAGTAAGACATGAGTATGAGGTGGGGCATCGAGGATCAGGTTGAAGCCGCCGAAAGGGTAGCTCTTCTTGAGGATTTAGTGGTTCATTTATGGAGAAACACATCATATCCATTAGCCACAATGACGGCAGACGAGAGAGAACTGTTTGATAGCATCCTGCGTGCTGCCGATCCTAAGGCGGAGAATGACTCATGAGTGATCTATTCAATCTTGAGGCAGAGCAGGCATTGCTTGGCGCTGTCTTCAATAATACCGAGTGCCTTGATCATATTGGGTATCTAAAGCCCGAGCATTTCATGGAACCCGTGCATGGTGATATATATCAAGATTGCGTAGGACTTCACAGAGAAGGTAAGTCGGCAAATCCTGTATTCATCTACAACAAGTATAAACATGATCCGCGCTTAAGTGAAGAGGAAGTTGCTGGCGGAGCGAAGGATTATATTGTCAGACTTCATGCTAGTGCAGCTACACTTATCAATTCCCCTGAATTCGCAGCCACTATCTATGATTTATATCTCAGAAGGTGCATTGCTAATGATTGCGAAACTTTGGCCGGTATGGTTTATGATCTTGATGTTGATCCAGTCGACGAACTCACTCAAATGTACAATGCCATTGTAGACGGGGCAGAGATTAAATCAACCAACATTCGCACCCTATCCCAAATCATGGACACAACACTTGCGGGCCTTGAGGATATCAGGCACAACGGCGGCATGTTGGGGTTAAAGACAGGACTTGCAGACCTCGATAGGATGATAGGGGGCTTACGATCTAAGCTCTACCTGATAGGCGGTCGCCCTGGTATGGGTAAAAGCGCCTTAATGCTCTTCCTTGCTCACAGCACAGCCTTACAGGTTCCTACTCTGGTATTCTCTCTTGAGATGCCCGGCGAGGAAAACGCAACACGCGCCATTGCTATGCAGTCAGCTATTGGAAACATCGGCACTACGTCTGTTTTGAACTATCAGGATATTGATAACAACAATCTGTGCAAAACCCAGTATGAGCACATGGTAGAACATGCAGGTAATATTAAAAACATACAGCTAAGAATATGCGACGACGCCAACATGACGGTGCAGAAAATCAGGCGAATATGCAAAAGCATCAAATCAAAGTATGGTCTTGGCGCGGTGTATATAGATTATCTCCAGCTATTGGCCCATGAAGACCGGCACAAAGGCATGTATGCACAGGTCACAGAGAACTCAGGAGCCTTGAAGCGCTTACAGAGAGAGTTAGACGTGCCTATGGTGGTCCTGTCGCAGCTTTCTAGGGGGGTAGAGCAGCGAGACGACAAGCGCCCGTTCATGTCTGACCTAAAAGAGAGTGGTGCCATTGAGCAGGACGCAGACGTTATCCTGTTCCCATTCAGGGAAGAGTATTATCTTGAACGAGAAGAAAGCCCGGAAAATAAACAGAGACTTATAGACATTGCCAACAGCATTGAGATCATCGTAGCCAAGCAAAGGGCAGGGCCTACAGGTTCATTCGTTGCTGGCTGCAATATTGGTGCTAATTCTTTCTGGACAAAGGAGAGGCATCAATGACAGGATGGATAAAACTTCATAGAGCCGCTATAGATCACTGGTGCGCGTCGGAGCCTGAGTTTCTGGCAGTGTGGATTAGGTTACTCTGTGAGGCTAACCACAAGGCCGTTAAAACCATAATGAACGGTGCGCCAGTTAATATAGATAGGGGCCAATTAGTCTATGGCAGAAAGGTATTTTCCGAGCGGTCTGGTGTCAGTATCTCTAAATTAAGGCGTATCATTCGTGTGTTAACCGATGAGGGCATGATTGACCAACTAAAAACCAACAAATACTCAGTTATTACAATACTTAACTATGATTTGTATCAGGGTGTTGACCAGCCAAAAACCAGCAGATCGCCAGCAGATCGCCAGCAGATGACCACATCTAAAGAATGTAAAGAAGTTAAAGAAAAGAAAGAGCCTAAAGATAGCCTTGAAGGTTTCGATGAATTTTACGATGCTTACGCCTACAAGAAAAACAGAGGACAGGCAAAAAAGGCTTGGGCAAAGATACCTCTTGCAGACCATTCTTTAGTTATTGAAGGGGCAAATACGGCGGCAAGAATAGGTGGAGAGTTTAGGCCATATCCTGCAACATGGTTAAATGCGGAGGGCTGGCTCGACGAGCATGAAGGCCAATTAGTAAATGGTGAACTCCGAACGCTTTGGGTTCATGCAATAGAAATTCACAGGGAGAAAAAAAGATGGCCAATAAATCCAAATTATTACTTCATGGGGAAACTATCAGAATGCCCCGACGATTTGAGAAGCGCCAATGCAGACCTATTTCCATCGGTGAATTAGTAAAACCATTAATGAAAGAGATAAGGGAGAATATGAATGACCATGAAGGAAATTCCAAAGAAAATTGAACATACTTGCGATTGTTGTGGAAAGGTTGAAATAACAAAATACACCGATAGTCCAAGATATTGGGATACGGTTGCTGTATACACTACAGGGTATGATGACGGAATGGCGGTTGGTGGATTTGAGGACAAAAAAGAGTTTTGTGGTAAATGCCACGGAAATTTCAAGGTCATGTTTAAAAAATTCATGAGCGAAGGGCGAGATTAACCAATGAAAGAGATAGAGGAGAGAATGAATGAGCAAGGAGCAATGGATTCAAAAACACGCAGCGGACATGCAAGATCACATAGATGACAAAATAAATGATCTGGAATATATCGAGAGGAGAATTAACGCGGGTATGACAGTTGATTATATAATGAATGATTTTAAGGAATTGGACGCAGAAAGAGAGGCCAAATGACCAACCATGAAAACATAGCAAGGGGCGCTCATCTGCTTAGCCCTCTCTTAATGGTGTCTATCGCATGTTGTGCGGTCCTGGCTGATGTCTCCATATTAACTTTATAGAAGCTGCTGACACATATTTCTAAATGCTCCAGCGCGTATTCAACGGCCTGTTCAAGGGTGTCTTCTTTGCTGGGTAGATCTCTCATTAGTTTATCCTCTGAATCATGAGATTTAAAATATAGAACAAAGCATGAGCGAAAGGTGATATACCAAGACCCACTAAAAACCAGTTCACTTTATGGCGTTTAGGTTGGGGGCGATTTTTATATTTAATTTCAACAACCCATCCACATCTAGGGCATGTCTTCACGTCCAAAGGGTCATCGCTCGTCTGTTTTGTTTCAATTGTCATTGGCTTGTCTTTCTAAATGATATTGTTCTGTGCAACCTTTTAGAGCCTGACTCCAGGCAACACGACTATGCATCTCTACAGCCTTATCGGAGAACCATTGATCAGCCATAGCGTCAGCAATCCCTTGATATGTTTTTGATCTGTCTCGCCGCCTGTTAGGGCCTGGTGCCATCTTCCATACTTTTTGCTCTCGCCCATCAACAATATTAGTAGGTTCTAATTCCATAAAACCCCTGAGCCATAAGCAAGTAGCTTTCTGCTCCCCGTGCCCGTGCTGCCAAGGATGTATAATTTGACTTTGGGGGCGCCCTATTATTTTTTTAGCATGGCCTATCATGATGGGGTTTTCTATAGCAATCCTTGGAATGTCGGCGTGTAAAAGGCGGCTGAAAAATATAGCGGCGGCTTCCATCTTTTGCCAACGATCCTCGTTTCTCCCATTCTCTTTTTTCATGCCTAGATAAAGGTGCTTTGCGCCACTGTTTGACATGTAAGTACATTCAGGGAAGGCAATCATTGCAGACCATTCGCGAGACGATATCGCCTCGAATATGTCACCCTGAATATGCTTATCGGTATGAATACCCCTTGAGGGCCTTAAGTCGCATGACCAGGCGTCATGGCCGCGCCGTATCAAGGCGTCGCGCACAGTGCCGCTCTCTTCGCAGCCGACAAGAATGCTCGTATGTTTTTTCATAACTCCATCACCATCAATTCCTCATCCGTCATAATTTCAACCTGCATAGGTCTGGATACTAGCGCATCAGCGACAACTCCAAGCCTATGCTCCAACAGAGAGATGTGATTACAGGCTTCTGCAATTACCTTATTATCAACGCCTGTATTCATCATTTCTACAAGTTTTGTCTGTATATCGCTCGTCTGTTTAGGGTGTGTCATTTGAAATACCTTTAATTTTTTCGCACAACTCTTTAAGAATTTTATCTCCTTCTTTTCCCCAATTCTCTCCGTGTTTATCGAGTAGATTAGAAGCCCAATGAATGAAAACGGCTTGCTCATATTCCGCTTTTGGTGGCCCTTCTGCATATAGTCCCCCCGCAATAAGAACCTTAGCCATATTAGCACAAGCAAAATTTGGCCTTCCCAATACACTGACTTGATCTTTAGTTAGCTGTATGCTCGTTAGTTTTTTCATAACCCAGCCTCCTTATTGAGAAATTCCTTTATCTCGTTTTGAAGATCACCGGCGAATAATCCACAGCCAGTAGGGTTTCCTTCTTTTTCAGAAATGTATTTGAGGAAGTGCTCAAGCGCTTTGATTCTATCGGCTGCGTCGTGGCACATGTTTGCATCCTCCGGTCCACCAGCTCGGCCTTGTTCAAATTCGTACCTGAAATTACTCTCAGCATCATAGAGGCGGGCAACTATTGTGTAGACATCGCCTGTCTGCTCTTGACTATGAGTGAAAACATTTCCACAGGAAACATCTGGACACCTAACCGAAGTAACGCCACTTTCATTAACTTCATATTTATTTATTTCTTCGCAGTTAGGGCATTTTAAAGTAACTTTTATTAAGGTCATATCAATAAACACCTTCCATATCGCGCTGTTCTTGACGTGCATCAGCTAGGTATATTTCTGCATCGACACGGCTCTTTTCCTCTTTTAAATTTTCAGCTTCTCCCCAGCCAAATTCCCAATCTAGCCACTCTTGGCATTCTTCTGCGTATGGGTTTGGGCCATTCTTGAAGTCCCACTTGTTTTGTCGGCCTTCAAGATATGCTTGAGTTTTTCTCGCACGGGTATCATCCTTGGTCATTATCTTTGCTCCTAAATTAAATCTAGTGGGTGTTCTAGCCCTGTAAGGTCTTGCCTATAGAACTGGCCATCCGGCGCGTAACTTTGAATACTTTCTTCGCCGTTTCTTTCAGTAATAGCGGCAACAATAGATTTAAAAGTATTTATTCCTATGGCTACAATTCTAGCTTTTCGCCCATCACGAGTTTTGGCGGTATCACCTACCTTAAAATCGCTCATTAGAAATCTCCATTATTTTTTGAAACAGGGTTCGAGAATGTGATTGTTTTCTTTGGAAACTCTCGGGTAGGAGAGTTGAAAAGCTGCGCCAATATCTTCCTATCTCTATCCCTTTTTTCGCGAGGTGTAAGGTCGGCCATCTTCTTGCTCGTCTGTTTTGGGTCGGTCATAATGAAATGCCTTCTCTTATTATGGTTTCAAGTTTACCAACGACATCACGAAGATTTTTGATTTCTTTCGCTGCCTCGATGCAAACAGGAAATGAACTATGGACCGAGTGAAATATTTCATTGTTAAATGATCCACTACCCTGACCGTGTGGAGGGACAAAGAAAAACTGCTTCGTGCCGTCCGCTTTTCTTTCATCGCCCATAAGGAAGCCATGCCCTGTGAATAATTCATAAGGGGTAAATCTATCAAGTTTTATTAAAATATCCTCGGCGCTCGTCTTATTTGTTGAGGTCATTTGAAATCTCCATTGCTTTACGCGCTATATTTT